TTCTGAGGGTAGCTCAGGACACTTGGAACCGAAGTTCGATATACCACATTGGCTCCATTCGTTCCAGCCATACGAATAGATTCCTCGGAAAATTCCAGAGAAGGATCATTAACCAATGACAATGCCGAAAGGAATTCATTGAGGTCATAAATTCCAAATTGGGTGTCAAAGGTTTCAGCCACTGAAGCTGAAGCCATGATGTTCCGTTTTTCGGAAATGGTTGATAGTGTATTTCCTTCATTCACCACGAGATTGTGATTAATTGCGGAAAAGTTACGCAGAATTGCGAGTGTGTCATTTGACAATTTCATAGCTTTATTATATACTGTGTTGTGTTTGATGTAAATGGTAATGCTCTAAAAAGAACATCATACATGCGACGGCGTGGGCTGCGTGGTGAACTCCGGTCTCCTCATCCAAGAGTTCACCACGCTTTATTGCCCATAAGTGTCTCTGTGCTGCTGCGAAATACCGATCCTCAAGGTTGTCGAGTTTCTTCCAATTATGCCGATCATATTTCTTGGCACCATAGGTAAGGACTTTCGCCAAATCATCAAGAGCATACGGTGGTATTAAGCTATAGTCAGGCTTATCAGTGTCGTACTTAATTCCGTCCATATCAATAAGTAAATTTTCCAATAGGCGGTTGTTGTTCGGATGTTGTGTCTGCTGACTCAGATTCAGACACGACTTCACCATTTTCGTTGAGTTGAGATTCATCAATCTTGGTGTAAAGGTCCAAGAAGGCTTCACGAGTTTCGGACTCAAACCGGTTGATGCAATATGCAATTGCCTTTGAGCGATTGCCAAAGATTGACATTGCCTTCACAATGTGGCACAGGCGACGAGTACTAATGACATCCTCGATTGCATCAGCTTCAAAGGTCTTGCGAATTACACTGGCCCAAGCAATAAGCTTGGGAATAAAATCATTGTCAGTCATTTCATACTTCTGAGCATGATTTTCGAGAATCTTGGTTTCGACATTTGCCTGAGGAAATGGCTGATCGACCAAAGCAGTAAACCGCTCGAGAAAAGCATCATCAATAATCGTAGCGGCTGAATACCGACCATCATCAGAGCCGCGGCCCTTGGTATTAGCCGTAGCGATGACATTGAAGCCATCGGCCGGACGAATGACTTCACCAGTCTTTTTCAGAAGTACTGGATTGCCTTCCAATACACCTTGCAAACACATGATTTTGTTGGATGCCCGGTCAATTTCGTCAATGAGAAGGATGCATCCTCGTTCCATGGCCTTAACGACAGGGCCCTTTTGAAAAACGGTTTCACCATTGATGAGGCGAAAACCACCAATCAAATCGTCCTCATCGGTCTCGGGAGAGATTTGAACACGAATGTATTCCCGCTTTGCTTGAGCACAAGCTTGCTCAATCATAAAAGTTTTACCATTACCGGACATCCCTGCAACATATGTTGGGAAGAAAAGACGGGACTTAATGACCTTAAGAAGGGTGCTGTATTCGCCCCAGCGAACAAAGGTTTCGTCAACATCAGGAATGAAAATTTCCGAGTCCATCACTGACATAACTCCTTGCATACGAATAACGTTATTCATTACAGGAGTGGCTTCCGCAATTGGAGCATTAGCCTGAGACGGGGTCGGCCGCGAAAAAGCATAGGTACCATGAGCAACACGAGTCATTTTATTGATGAGCTTGTAGACTTCACGATCGTCAATTGAATTTGCTCGAGCAATATTAAGCAAATCGCCACGCTTCCAGCTAGAAGCGTTTGTATCAGAGAGGAGGATGGATTTCAGATCATTCATAATGTAGTATTTTGATTGTAGAATAATTATATCTCAGGATTTATGGTTTGTACACCAGTTTATGCAATTACTTCAGCGAATTTCCTCAAAAGCACTCGTTGATTCTTTTGTGAAGAAAAGTGCTTGGTAAAAGCATTGGCCAACTTGGTTTGTTCCTTCTTTGAGGACAAGAGCTGATCATCTGTAGTATTGAAGGTAAAATCACTATCATCAATTTCAGTACTTCCTGCGGAAATGATGGAATAGAAGTTATATCCTTCTTTAGGCTCAAAGTTAAAAAAGCCATTTTTGTTGAATTCACGCAAGTGTTTTTCGTCATACATCATACGAGATAACAAATCTCTTTTGACTTCGGCCTTATGTGATGCAATACGAATGCAAATTAGATTAATTCCAAGCGTACCTTTGAGTATTTCCAACAATTGGGTTTGCTGCTTTATTGTACCTCCCCAAGTGTCAATCTTATAAACTTTATTTCCAAGAGGGAATTCCAAAAATCTAGCTGAATTCTTCACAGAAAGTCTAGCTGATTCACCATCAGTCAAAAAGATAACATTGGTTTTTTGTACTCGATTCCTCTTTAAGAAAGACTTAATATGATGATAAGCCACCATTGTTGTTAAGTTGAGAGGCGTACCTCCCAGCTCCTCAAATCGGCTTAATGCATCGTTATTAACGTAGCCTCTGTATGAAGACTTTTGACAAAAAAGTTGGAAAAAGGCTTTATCTATTTCGCTCTTGGTCATTTGACTCGACAAAAGATGAGTTAATCTTAGCCCACCCATGTCAGCGGTATTAATCATTGAATTGTCGCTGGTGTTAAAAAATGACGTAAATCCATAAACCTCAAATGGAATACCAACCCTTTGGCAAAAGTACACGAGATTAAGAATTTGATCAATGACCGAGCCGAGCGTTGAACGCATTGAGGCTGAATAGTCTACATACAAAATCATTCCATGATTTTTTGATTGCGCCAATTGAGTAATTGACTTAAAGATTTGGTCATCATACTTATATGAGTGCAAACGATTGACATCGAGCATCCCAGTTTTGGCGCTTTGAGCTCGAGCATATTCCCAAGCTGACTTCTTTCGATTGAACTCATGAATAAGAGTAGTAACCTTTTTCTTAAGGTTTTTCATGTACTCGTGGAAATTAGACAGCTTTTCTGAATTTGCATGAGATGCATCTCGGTGATATTGCATTGCATCACGCTCAGCCAAAAGCTGATGATAGCCAATCAGCTTTTCATCACACATTTCTTTAGTGGGCCACATAAAAATCGACGATAGCTTTCGTTCTTTATTGTCCAGAATTTCTTGTGACATTACATTGAATGCATCTTGAGTTTGAGAACGAATTTCCAAAGACTCTGCAGTAGCAACACTTGCTGCATCTTCGCCGGCAACTACATTAAGTGATACTGAACCATTTGACGATTCCTCTTCATCATCTGATGAAATGCTATCGCTTTCGGTTCCATCATCATTGGCATCACCACTTGTGTCCTCATCAGATTCCTCATCAGATTCCTCATCAGATTCCTCATCAGATTCCTCATCAGATTCTTCATTTCCATCTAATTCAGATGGATCGCCCTGTTCATTAGATGGAATGGAGGTATTGCCTTCATTGCTTTTTTCCGGAGAACCTTTAGCATCGTCATTTTCCTTCGACTCATCCTGAGTTTTTTTCATGTAGCCAACGATTTCATGGTACAATTCCATGACCTCGTCAATCGTTTCGGCATTTTGGCAGCGATCAAGAATCGATGCTTCATACTCATCCATTGGAACTTCCAAGTGATGGCGGCATTTACCCTTTAGGTTAAGACGATCAATGAAAGGAAGGTCAGCAACGTCACGATTGCCAATTCCAAAAAAGTCTTCTTCAACCGCCTTCTTATAAGCTCCGTTAAAGACCTTTGGCAATCCAGCATATTGACGTTGGATAAGCTTTTCGATTCGAATGTCTTCAATGATGTTGAGAACCGAAAAGTAACGGGGGTCAACTTGGCTAATAACGTCAACTGGAGTATAAAGAGCATGTCCAACCTCGTGGGCAATCATCATGTCATAAAATACCTTCCCCTTGTCTTTCCATATAGGGAGAAGAAGAACACGATTTTTAACGTCAAAGGATGCAGTTTCATAATTCCCGTGTGAAACTGTAATATTTTCCTTAGCCAAAAGCTTGGCTACGGAAGAATGAATTTGATATTCGAGGAGTTTCATCGTGATAATATAATACCATAGGAAACACCATTTTGTAAACCGTTTTTTTCACTAAGTCATAAGTGGTTGAGTATCAACTACTTACGAAATGTAAAATTTCCACGTTTCTCAAACTCAATCTTATCTGGGAACTTCCCATCCAACAGGTCCTGCTTATGTGATATCACAAAGATGTTACTATCACCTTTGAGCGTGTATAGAATCTTAAGGAGGTTATCAACACCATCAGCATCTAATGAGCTATCAAACGTCTCATCGAGAATGAGGAGGTTGGTATTGGCCGAATTCTTAATCTTAGCTATTTGACGCCAAGCAAAGAGTAGAGCTAAATCAATCCTTTGCTTTTCACCTTCTGAAAATGAAGCATAGGTAAATTCGTCACGATGACGAGACTTAATCGTTTCACTGAAGTTTTCATCCAACTGAAAAAGAACAAAAAAGTCAAGGATGTTAAGATACTTATTAATGAGTGTATTCATTGTAGGCAAATACTCTCTAATGATTTTTGCTTTGATCCCAGTGTCCTTTAAGAGTTCAGCCATTGCGTCATGATAGCGACGTTCTAAAAACTTAGCTTGAGATTTTTCGATGAGCTTATTATTAGTATCTTTTAAATCATACAAAAACTGCTTAGCACCATCAATTGACTCTTGATTTGAGGATTCATTTTTAGCATAGCCTTTAAGCTGCTTTTCCAACAAAGTGATTTGGCTATTGTTTGTGCGAATGTCAAACTGACAGTCATTAAGATTTTGCCATTTCTTAAAAATTTCCTGGTGCTCAAGCTTTAACTTACTTAACGTTTCATCTGTCTCTGTAATTTTATGAAAAACAACTTTAGCCTCATCCTTCATTTCTGTAATTTTATTTTGACGCAAGCTATCATCAATTTTTTGAGAACACGTAGGACATGCATCATTTTTATCATAAAACATAACGTCCTTTGCAACCTTTGATGCTTTATGCGTAAGCTTTGTCTTTTCCTCTGTTAGCTCATTTATTTTTTGCATTGAGACATTGAGCAAATTTTCTACTGAGCCAAACTCATTATCATACTTAGTTTGCAAGCCAAAATTTCGCTTTTGTAAAAGCTCTATTTCAGATTCAATGTCCTTTATTTTCTTTTCAGTATTTGTTGCTATCTTAAGCTCAATGTCTTTTAACTCAGTTATGTGATTTGTCTGCATTGCAATTTTTTCCTGAGTAATAGAAATGCCATTGTCTATTTCTTTCATTTCCTTTTTAAGGTCAGATGTCTTATCCTTAAGAATGGTTGACATCTTTCCAAAAATCGAAATGTCAAGCAAATCCTCAATAACCATACGTCTCAAATATGGCGCCAACTGCATAAAAGGAATAAAATTACTCGAACCTAATACCACAACCTGGTGAAATGATTTATGATTGAGCTTAAGGATATTGAGCTCAAGAATTTTTTGATAGTCTTTGCTATGTGACTCTTGATTTAAGAGCTTTTGATTTTTGTAAATCTCAAATATGTTTGGCTTAATGCCTCGTCGCACTAAATAATTTGATCCGGATACAGAAAACTCAACTTCGACAAGTGTGTTCTTTTTGTTTATCGAATTAATAAGTTGGTTTTTATTGATGTTTCGATGAGCTTTACCAAAGAGAGCAAACGAAAGAGCATCAAGCACAGATGACTTTCCGGCACCATTGTGACCAACAACCAACGTGGCTGAAGATTTTTGTAGGTCAATCTCAATTGGCGTATTACCGACAGAAAGAAAATTAGAATATCGAAGTTTACGAAATTGTATCATATTGAATCTAGTGATTGGGCTTCTACATACAAAGCTTGTAATTGCTTTTTGAGTAATTCAACGTCAAGGTCTGTTTCAATGGAGTCAACATATGAATTAATGAGGGAGGGTGTATTGGCTATTTTAATATTATCATCGTCTACATTATCACTCGTTAACTCATCAAATGACTCCACAATCTTGACGTCAAATGGTTTATGTGTGTGTAATGTGTCTAACCATTTATCAAACTTATAGTAGTCCTTTTTATTCGTGACAATGACTTTAACATAAGTACCATCAATGTGTGTCTTATCCAACGCTGGAATATTATCCTCATCATAGTAAATTCTTTGAAAAAGCTTATATGGATTTTCTATTTTTTCGAGATGACGAGTTTCTGTATCAAGGATATGAAAATATTTTAAGTCTCCAGCATCAGCCCAAGTTAATTCATATTGAGTGCCAAGATAGTAAATATTGTCACGCTCACTCTTCGTATGATAGTGACCAGATAAAACCATTTCATATCGATCAAATATTTTATGGTCCATGCCATGAGAGGATATGATATTTCCTTTCATCATCTTAAATCCATTAAGCTCAAGATGAGATACAATAATTGGTGCACTTGAGTTATTTATGAACTCAAGTGATTCATCATAATTATCATCGGCTATCCATGGCAAAAATCCTATGCTAAGAGAATCAAATGTTTTTTCACATGGCTTTTCGTGAATAGTAATAATTTTATACTGATTAAGTATTTGACTTACTGAATTGAGCTTATTCGTATTTTTCCAATAAACGTCATGATTGCCAAGTATCACATCCATGCTAATGTTATTTTCATATAGCTTTGATATGAATGTTTCATAGTTATGACGTAGTACTTTAATGTTAAGAAACTTTCGATTATCAAAGTAATCGCCAAGGTGTATGATGTGACTTATATTGTTTTCTACACAATAAGGAAAAAACACCTTATCGAAAAACTTTTCAGTATAGGCTAAAAAAATATCAGAGCCATTTTTAACACCAAAGTGAGTATCATTGAGTAATGCAATTTTCATTAATAACCAAATTCAATAGGTCCAGCAATTTTCTTTTTAGCCATAGACTTCTTTTTAAGACTTTTGCCAAACTGAGATATCTTACTATCTCTGTCTTTAATCGCATCAGTCTTATGACGTATTTTTTCTACAATAGAATTACCTTCATATTCGCCAAAGTCCGCAAATTGTTCAATGCCAGCAAATTCCATATAAAGTGCTTTAATATCCTGTTGCTTTTTTTCTTTTTGGATACGACGAAGAAAGGCGTAGTAAATAATTTGAGTAAAGTAAGCAAATGCATTGGGCAATCCAGTGCGCGTGGCCTTTTCTACATCATAGTTCATAATGGCCTTAATGCAATTTTCGACTCCATCCATCACCATTTCTTCTCGATAACTATATCCAATGAAGTTAGGCTTATGGGATAGACCTTCGGCTATCTTAAGAAAGCATTCTCCAATATAGTTAGGAATGATTGGATCATCCTTTTCATTATCTCGAGCTTCAGTTACTAAGTTAACATAGTTAACCACTGCCTGTGAAAACTCTTTATTATTTACGTAGTGTGGTTTTTGCTTTTTCATAATTCATTACTAATATAATAACATAAGTTAATAAGTATGTAAACAAGTAATTTTATTGTTTACAACAGTATCTACTTTTGGTATAATAATCTGTGAAACAAAAAAAAGGACTAATTCAATCCTTGTCGATTCTTATAGATATCTTTAAGTTTCTTAGTCATCATATCACTAATAGTTTCATTATCAACAGGAGGTAAGGAATTATCTTGTTGATCGTGTAATACCTTAAGGAATCTGAATTTCATATAAGCCTTCTTAAGATAAATGGGTGTTTCAGAACGGGATATGATATGATTTCCCGATATTTCAACAATCTCATCTTCTGCAAATAACATCCATTCCTTAAGTCGATAATTGCCACCATCTAAATCAGCAACTAAAGATACTGGGCTCGAGACATACAGAACGTTAATTTCTTCGTCAAAGTCAATTTCTTCTACAATAATGTAGGATCCATCACTAAGTCTTAATGAAGTTATCTCAACATCATATATTGATTCATAAAGTTTCTCAAGTTCGTTATTCATGATAATTCGATTTCATAAGTTGAGTATGTGAACTGTTGTTTTGCATATATTTTTACCCTTTCGATTGCGTGATTGAGAGTATAATTTGACTTTTTCTTCCATGAAAGTTTGTCTGCTATATCAAAAACCTTTGTTCCCATTCCATTTTGACTTTTACGTAAACCACGTCCAATCGATTGTAAGACGCGAATTTGCGATTTAGTTGGTGATGCAAAAATAATATTGTTGAGGTTAACTATATTTATACCCGTGCTAAAGGTTCCACTTGAGGCCACGATAATTGCATCCTTTTCCTTTTCGGTTATCTCTCTTACTTTTTCTCGCTCTTCTGCACTGACTGCACCTGATATGAAAAAAACTTTTCGGTTTGTATCTTTCACTTTATCCATTATCATTTGGTGAAGTGGCTTACCATGTTTTTCGACTAATGTGTAGAGAATAAGAGTGTTTCCTTTTTGACTACATGTAAGATTTGTAATAAAGCGATTACGTGGTTCGTAACTAACAATAAAGTCAATTTCATCTTGGTACTTCATTTTACTTACGAGTTGCTTATACTCATCTTTATAATCGAGCACTAGCATACTAATTTCCAAAGACGCCAACGTACTTTCATCAATAAGCTTTTTCGTTGACGTTACCTCGTACGAAGGGCCAAAATTACCTTCTAACGTAAGCTGATTTGCTAATGAGTTATCAAGAGTTCCGGTAGTGCCAATGCGATACTCAGCATTGCTTAAGCGATTCATAATTGTCGTTAAGCTTTTAGCTTTAAACGTATGCGCTTCATCGCCTATTACCATACCATAATTTTCGAACCATGATACGGGTAACTTAATTGCACTCTGCCACGTCGTAATTACGATTGATGAAGTAAAGTCAAACTTCTCTTTACCAGAGTAGATTTTATGCACTTGAGCCGCAGCATCAAACTCATTATCACCTGATGAGTATGTATCAAAATCCTTATACATTTGTTCGACCAACGATGTAGTTGGTACGATGACAAGTACACTTTTGCTAGTGTCACACTCAAGGTAATATCGTATAAGCGAGTAAATGATAAGTGACTTACCACTTGCGGTTGGTGATAAAAGTATGGTCCTTTGATTTTGCGCGGCATGAATAACTGCATCACGCTGATAATCACGTATTGAGATTTTGCCATCAATAAGAGATAGATTATCGATGAATTCATTGAGTGTATCTTTTGAGTCAATACATCTCTCTTTAAATTCATCACCATACGTTAGTTCATAATTACGTTCTTTTGCAAAATCATATAGCCTTTTAAGTAAGCCATAAGGCAAAAGCTGTGTGCGTAAATCAAAAAGATAGATTTTGCCATTCCATAGCTTATTACGATAAGCCGGCATAAACTTATATCCATCTGCGTAAAAGCTAAAATACTCATACAGCTCACGTAGTATGCCATAGTCATCTGACTCGACATACACCTTTGCCTCATTATATTTCTTTACCACTAGCATTACTAGTGGTATTTATCACTACATTCCAGACGTAAATTTTTGAAACTCGATGATGTTGCGAATTGTCTGATGCTTCCACTTAATCGTGTCAATGATACTTTCGAGCGTTTCCTTTATTGTACTCAAATACACGATGAGCTCTTCTGATTTTTGTAATTGCTCATCTGAGTCAAAAAAATACTGCATATCACTCTTAAGAACTTTGAGTCCATTAAATGGATCATAAGGCCAACCATACCTATCAATTGTTTCTTTGTCGAGCTTACCATTAAAATGGAGCCATTTGTCTCTTAGAAGAATTTTTTGCTCCATTTCCTTTTTCTTAAGTTGAAGCTTAGTAAGAGAAAGTAGTTCGATGTATTTTGCGTGATGCTTTGAATACTCAATGCTGGCATCATCCAATGCTGCTGAATTAATCGCAGAATCTTTTTTCCACATTTCCAAAATGTCGTCTAGCTTAAGCATAGCTATATTATATCAAAGGATTTGGCTATCGAATAATAGAAAATGATCCATAACGAAACGTTACATCAGCTTGCAAATATTCAATATCACTATTCTGGGTGCTAAACTCCACGCCCGAAAGGTTTACGGGAAATGCATCACGAAATTGAAATTGTTTATTGAGATTGTTATGACTACTCATAATTGATAGAATCATATCCTGATACTCAATTTTTTGCTTCTTCACATTATTTTGAATCCAATCAAAAATTTCTCCATAGTTATTCATATCTTCATCAATTGCAAACTTAAGAGCAAGTGAATCATAGTTAACTACTTCACCAGGTACGTATCCAATTGCACCACGAAAATTAGTAGGTACTTCTCCTATGCTAATTGATGGAATTGAAAAGCTCGTAATAAAAAACTCAAGATTAGCATACTTTTCTCGATTGATAGTCAGCTTAAATCCTGTAGGACTGAGAAAATTAATATTATCTGTCAATGGCATATATGTATTTATAAAAAAGAAGGGTCCCCTTTCGAGGACCCTTCCAAATTATTTGGTTAAGCTAAATTAGCTTTGGCCGCCAACATTGATGTTGGTGACACGCAGCTTGCGGAAGTACTGATTGCTATTAGCAGCACCAATACCAGCAGCTGTCGTTACGAACGGGTTAGCCTGCATTCCGTAACGAGTCTTGAAAGCAATCTTCGGCTGGAAGGTTGTTTCGTCGACTGCACGAACCATCGTGAGCGGAACGTACGGGCAATAGAACAAACCAGCAT